ACGCGGCCCAGCACCACAACAGACAACGTGTACGGCGCGTTCAATACGACGTCCACAGAGATTGACTACAGCATCGCGGCAGGCGCCTCTGCACACGCGTACTTTGAAGACGGCTACAGGTTCCTCAGTGCCGGCTTCTTATCCGCAAACAACAACATCACGCTGAACGTCGAGTACAGCTACGACGACATTACGTGGGTGCCAATCACCACCGTCACCAACGGCGTGATCAACGGGTGGGGCTACTCACAGATTGACGGCTCCCCTCTGGCCGAGTACTGGCGCTTTCGTAACGCGTCTACCAGCACCGTGACGGTTAAGGCACTGTCACTGGCCTCGGTACAGCAAGACGTGCCTATTGCGCGCCTGAACCGTAACGACTACTACAGCCTGCCAAACAAAGACTTCTTGGGCCAGCGCTCACTGCAGTTCTGGTTTAACCGTCAGGTCACCCCGGTTGCCAACATGTGGCCGGTGCCTCAGGACGCGTTCCAAGCGTTCCAGTTTGTTATTGAGATGCAACCCCAAGACGTGGGTCGCCTGACAAACGAGATCGCCATTCCAGACCGTTGGGTGCCTGCTATTCAGGGCCAACTGTCACACCGCCTGTCCAAGCTGTTGCCCGGCATTGACCCTGCAAGAATTCAGATGCTCAAGCAAGACGCCGCAGAGGCCACGCTTGCCGCTGAAGAAGAGGACCGCGACAAGTCCCCGATCTATTTCAGGCCTAACATCAGCTACTACACCAAATAAATATGGCACAAGCAGGCTTTACCCCCATTCAACTGTACTACTCCAGTACAGCCACAAACTTGCCCATAGCGGGCAATCTGGTTGCAGGTGAGTTGGCGCTTAACACCGCCGACATGAAGCTGTACGCCAAAAACAGCGCGGGTGTTGTGACACTGCTGGCCTCTTCTGCGTCGTCCTCTGCCACCGTGTCTAGCGTGGCCGTGTCGGGCGGCACAACGGGTTTAACGACCTCTGGCGGCCCTATCACCACGTCGGGCACCATTACCCTTGCCGGCACGCTTGCCGTGACAAACGGCGGCACTGGCGTTGGCACGCTGACAGGTATTGTCAAGGGCAACGGCACGTCGGCGTTCACGGCCGCGGTGGCCGGCACTGACTTTGCGGCTCCTACTTCTGGTACAAGGCTGTTGTTCGGCAACGGCGCGGGTGGTTTCAGCAACGTGGCGGCACCTGTAACAGGCTACGTGCTGGGCTGGACTGGCTCGGCATACAACTGGGTGGTTGCACCAGCGGCCATCACCGCGGCGGACCTAGCAGGCGGCGCGGGTGGTGGACAGATTGTTTACCAAGCCGGCACAGACGACACACAGTTTGTCACAGCAGGTGTTGCGGGTCAACTGTTAACCTCAAACGGCACCGGCGTGCCTTATTGGTCAGATTTACCAGTTACAGGCCCTACTACCGCCAAGACTTATTTTATGGCCCAATTCTAAGGAAAGATCATGGCATCAGGAATTTTAGGACAGTCTGCCCCTGCGGCGGCAACCAACACATCGGTCTACACGGTACCCGGCGCGGGCACAAGCCGTGCGGTGTTTAACGTGTCGATGGTTAACACAACCGGCGCCCCTGTCACGGTGCGTTTAGCAATTGCGGCAAGTGGCACACCCTCAACAGCAGAGTACCTTGAGTACGACACAGTGTTGCCCGGTAACGGCGTACTGGAGCGTGGTGGTTTGGTTGCCCAAACAGGTAAGATTGTGGTGGCCTATGCAAGTGCCTCCACTGTGAGTGTTTCAGTTTACGGATACGAGGAATAAGCCATGTCACGTTCAGCCCCCGTTATTACTTCAACCCTGCCCGTAGCACCGGGCACTTCAGTTGTAACCCCCATGTACACCAGCGTTGGCTTCAACGCAGGCGACTACGTGTACCAGTACGGCGCTAACTTGGTTGGCTGGCCTAAAGGCGCTACAGTCAATATGGGGTCTGAAAACACTTCAATTGGTGGCACTGTAGTTACAGCGTTTAAACAAGTTTCAGAATCTCGCTCCGTAAGCTACGGGCCTTTTACTGACCAAATTTTATACTCAGGCACAACAAACACAGTCGGTCAGATTATTGTTTCTCCAACAACGTTAAGTGGAACTACTTATAGCAGTGGTAGTAGTAGATGTTGTACGCTAACAGATGGCCGTATTGCATACGCATATAGAACAGCCGCCAACACAGTAGTTAGTGCTATTTATAGTGCGGCTGGTGTGTTGCAAGGAAGTGTAACAACACTTAGTACTGTCGCTACTGTAACTGGCACAAACACATTTTCAATGTGTGCTTTATCTGACGGTGGTTTTATTGTTGCCTATTATGATACTAGCGCTAATGCAATGGTGTATTGCAGATTAAACAGTTCAAACGCAATAACTGTTAATAATGTATCGGTTTATGGCGCAAGCGCATCTAGTTTCATGGTGTGTGCCACACAAAACTATTATGGTTTTTCATACCATACCTCCCCCGGATCCTCAACGGCATATTTTAGATCATACAATATGTCGAGCAATACTTCCTTGGGGACAACTAATTTTACTGGTAGCGTATTATATTCCACTGGTTGCGCAGGAACAAACTCTGATACTTTTGTAGTCGCTTACGCAGACGTAGGTGTTTCTTCTACTTATTTTTATCATTTAAGCGGCGTTTTAAGTCAATTAGGAAGCCCTGTTGCTTATGGTTCGGCATACTCTTCTGGCACCCCTATTATGGGTTGTGGCTCTACAGCAAATTCAACTTTCCCGGGAGCGTACGCCGCAAGTTTTGCTTTTTTAAACGCAAGCGCTCAAATTATCATTGCGCGTGTGTATGCGTCTTCAGCAAGTTCGCTTACTTTACAAGCCACTAACACAAGTATTGGATATCCCAATTTTGCAATCGGCTCAATAAATAACGGCGGTAGTATTTTAGCCTTCCGTGGTGCTGGCGGATCCTTAACTTATGCAACCTATAACGCGTCAACCCAACAAGTGGCTACAGGCCAATTAGCGGCTGGTAGTATTGTAGATACTCCTTTTGGTGTATCAGGTATTGCCGGCGGTTCCCTTGCCTTTTCTTTTGCTCCACCCGCTACAGGATACGCTTCTTTTGGGTCAGCTTACAGCGCGACATACACTAACGGCGTAACCCTGCTTACAGGCACAACTTCATACACGCCGTCTAACGGGTATTATTTGTTGGGTGTATCCTTAACCACTGCGGCGGCAGGGTCAACCGGCATGGTCGCAACAAACGGCTCGGCTAATCTTTTTAACACATACCCAGTGCTACCTTCAAACATTTTGTTTGATTCAACAGGCACAGCATTTACAGCAAGGTCAGCAATTAACGCACAACGCGGTAATGTGATCGGCACCAACGTCACATTGAGAGGACTTGAATAATGGCAATCGCTCTTACAGCAACAGCATTTAATCCAATCACTGGGGTGTTTGGCTCCGGTAACGTGCAAATTTATGGTGGTCAAGGCACTGCCGCAGGATCTTATACATGGACGGTGCCTCCGGGAGTAGCCAAGGTGCGTGTTCGTGTTTTTGGTGGTGGTGGCGCTAACGGTGGCGGCGGCGGTGGCTTTGCCATGAAGACCGTTTTTGATCTGTCCGGAGTTTCTACCGTTGCCGTTACTGTGGGTGCAGGCCCCAGTAGTAGTAATGGTGGTACATCATCTTTTGGCGCATATGTTTCTGCAACTGGAGGCACTGGCACCTCGGGTGTTGGAGGTTCTGGGTCGGGTGGGGACATTAACAATACCGGAGGCACTGGAGCAAGTAGTTCTGGTGGTGGTGGCGTGGCCAATCTTTTTGGTTTTGGTGGCGGCAGTTCTAACAATGGATATTCGGCCGCGTCAGGTGGAGGCGGTGGTGCTAGCGGCTCTACCCCATATTCTGGGGGCGCTGGTTTATTTGGTTCCGGCGGTCAATACCTTTCCAGTGGAACAGGTATGACGCTTGTAACACCAACCACAGGGTTAATAGGTCAATTCTCTATTGATTTTATTGGAACTGGTGGGGGCGGCTCTTATTTTCAAACAGGTGCTAACGGTGGGGGTGGTGGTTTTCAAGACGCTGGAGGATACCCCGGCGGCGGTGGTGGTGGTAGTGGTGGATATGGTGCCCCGGGCATGGTCATTGTGGAGTGGTAAAAATGAAAACAGCACGAATTCAAAACAACGTAGTCGCAGAGATTCTTGTCCCCGTTGAGGGTTTTACACTAGACCAGTGCTTTCACCCAAGCATTATTAACCAATGCCAAGAGGTCGAGGATGAGGTGCAAGTAAACTGGGTCAAGCAAGAAGACGGCAGTTTTGCCGCGCCGGCTGAACCAGAACCAACACCAGAGTAAAGCATGGCCGCAGAAGCAATGACATATGACAGCCTCGTTGAGGATGTCATAACATACTCTGAGCGTAACGACGCGTCGTTCGTCTCACAAATTCCTCGGCTGATTATGCTCACCGAGCAGAGCATTGCCGCGGAAATTAAAACACTGATGCAACTGAACGTGGTTAACACCACGCTCACCGCAACCGACCCCGTGTTACAAAAGCCAGCACGGTGGCGCAAAACAATTAGCATGAAGATTAACGGACAGCCTGTTCTTAACCGTTCAATGGACTACGTAACACAGTTTCAAACAGAGTCCAGCAACGGACAGCCTTTATACTACGGAGACTACGACTATGATCACTGGGCTCTTGCTCCAATTCCAAACAGCGCTTACCCGCTTCAAATTATTTATTACAGCCGCATTCAGCCGCTTGATGTCGAAAATCAAGAAAACCTCCTAACCCGGGAGGCCCCTCAGGCCTTGCTGTACGGCACGCTGTTGCAGGCCCAAGGTTTCTTAAAGAGCCTCGACAAGATCCAAGTGTGGAAGACGTACTACAACGACGCAATTGCCGCGCTCAAGGGTGAAGACCAACGCCGCATGATTGACCGTAGCGCAGTAAGACAGGAACCTTAAATGCCAACATACACTTCCCCGTTTACAGGAAACGTAATCCAGCCCACGGACGTAAGTTACGTGGCAATTGCGCTATCGGGCACGGTACAGCTTTACTGGCCACAGTACGTCAGCACGGCGGGTCAGCAGGTCAGCGCCCGTATCATTGACGTTGTGTCCGCCGCCGGTGGTATTTTAAAACTACCTAACGCACAACAGGCCTCTGTTGGCGAAGACATTCTGTTTCGCAACCAAGGCGCTAACCCGTTCACGGTGTCTCGTTCTGACGGCACTGGGTCATTCACGGTGCCAGTGGGTCAGGCGTACTATACGTACCTGACAAACAACACCACCGCGGTGGGCGTGTGGCAGACCGTGGCGTTCGGTGTAGGCACGTCCTTTGCAGACGCCGCCACACTGGCAGGCAACAGCACAGCGGCCATTCTAGGCAAGCTGGAAACTACAATCGTCACCAACGAGTTCTCTTCCTCACCACCAATTACCGACGCATCACGCGCGCAGTGTTTTGTGTGGACCGGCGGCGTGGGCACGTTCACACTGCCCGCGGTGTCTTCTTTGTCCACGGGCTGGTACATTCTTGTGCGCAACAACGGCTCTGGCGCGCTCACAATCAACACATCCGCTGGTGGTTCAACCATCGACGGTTTGGCCAGCTTGGCGTTGCCCCTCGGTGACTCGTGCTTTATCTGCGTCAACCAAGACCCTGTTAAACAAGACTTCTTTACCGTGGGCCGTTCACGCCCCAACAGCCTGACGTTTTCTTCTGCCACGTATGACGTGGACGTGGTGGCGGGTGGCACACTGAGCTTGGTGTCAAACACGCCAATCATTCAGCGCTACACGGCCTTGAGCGGCACGCGAACAACCAGCTTGTTGGTTGTGTTGCCTGCGGTGACTCAGGTGTATTACATGTTGAACGACACCAACCAAAGTGGTTACAACGTGACGTTCCAAGTGTCTGGAAGCGCACAGCCTCCGTTTTCTTTGCCGACCTCCACTCAAGTTATTGTGCTCAGTGACGGCTCAAACCTGTACCCACTGATTCAAAGTAACATCGGACAGTTCTTGGCCAACCGGGGCACTGCCGCGGCGCCAGCGTTCACGTTCACACTGGACCCGGTTACAGGCATGTACTCGCCCAGTAACAGCCAGTTGGGCTTCTCTGTTGCAGGTACCAACATTGTTACAATGGACGCAACCGCCGGCGCGGGCAACTACGTGACCCGTTTTGTGGGGCGCGTGCAGGCTGACCTGATCTCTGGTGGGGCGTTCTAATGGCGACTGAACCGGCTAAAATCTTCACCCTATTTGTGAAGCCCGGAATTAAGCGGGACGGTACACGCTTTGAGGCTGACGAGTATAACGACGGCAAATGGGTAAGGTTTCAGCGCGGCAAGGCAAAGAAGATTGGCGGCTACCGTCAAATGTTTGCCTCCCCCACTGGCATCCCGCGTGGGATGATCACCAACTCACTGAACGGCGTTAACTACATCTACGCGGGCAACTACAAGGGTATTGAGGTGTTTAACACCGGCACCGACCAAGGTGTGGGTGTGGGCCCGTTTCCTGTTGAGTTTAACAAAACCTACGTGGTTGTTCAGGTTAACGTATCACCCATGACGATCCACGTCAAGGGCAACCATGTTGCTGTGTTTCCTAATGGCACAACGTTTTGGGCGTACAACACGTCTGGCATTCGTACTAACTACACAACAGATACAGCGCCAACGTACCATTCGTCAGGCAATTACACCGAATTGAATTTAGCGGCAATCACAGGAATGCCAACCGCGGTGCCGTTTGAAATATACAAAACAACCGCTTTTCCTTCAAGCAACCAGCACCTGTGGCAGTTTGACATTGCGTACGATTCCACGGGCACAGGCAACTCTAAGCTGTTGGCCCACCCCGGCCACAACCTAGACAACATTGACTCTGGCGTTAACACATCACTGTATGCCGGTAACTTCTTACCAGACTCCACCACAAACAGGTACGTGCTAACGGAGGTGGTTGACTCCACTGGCACAACACCAACGTACCTGCCAATTGACGCAAGTGGTGGTGTTGTGGTGCTCCACCCGTTTGTGTTTGTGTACGGCAACTTTGGTTTGTTACGCAACAACAACGTAATATTTAACTCACCCACAGCCAACGTGCAAACGTTCAGTGACTGGAACGGCACCCTTGCCAACGAGGTGAACGTGACGGCTGGCAAGATTGTGCGTGGCTTTCCCGTTCGCGGTGGTACCTCCTCACCCTCTGGTCTCTTCTGGGCCACAGACTCTTTGGTGCGTGTGTCATTCACAGGCCAAACGCCCTACTACTGGCGCTACGACACGGTGTCTAACCAGACGTCTATCATGTCGTCTAGCTCTGTGGTTGAGATGGACGGCACCTTCTTTTGGATGGGTGTTGACCGGTTCTACCTGTACAACGGCGGCGTTAAGGTATTGCCCAACGACAAGAACGTTAACTACCTGTTTGACAATATTAACTTTGGCGCGCGTCAAAAGGTGTGGGCCACCAAGGTCCCGCGCTACAACGAGATCTGGTTCTTCTACCCACGTGGCACGGCAACAGAGTGCACGGACTGCATTATCTTTAACGTCAAGGATAATATCTGGTACGACGCGGGTGAGGCTGACGGTGCGCGCAGGTCTTGTGGCTACGTGACCGAGGTGTTCCCAAGGCCCGTTTGGGCGGGATGGGACTTCACTGGCCAGCTTGGCCAGACCTACACACTGACCTACGGGCCAAACAGGGCCACATCGCCCGTTACAACCGCCTATCAGGTGATTGCCCCGGGTGACCTGACAACCAACCCGGCTGGCAGTTTCATGGTGTTTAACACGCAGATTGGTGAAACGTTTGTTTCTGCCAACCAGATCACCGCGGCGGTGTTTACAAACAACTCCTCTGGTGGTTACACCACGATGACCTTTGCTGACATTGTGCCTGCCACGGTGGTTGCGGGAAGCACCATGTCACAGGCCACAGGTGGCTACGTGATCTGGGAGCAGGAGTTTGGTAAGAACAAGGTTACGGCCACGGAAGAGATTGCCATTGACTCTTTTGTAGAGACTTGTGACATTAGCTGGGTGGGTGGAACACCCGCCTCAGACGAGGCTATGGGCGTCAACCGCCGCATGCACCTGACCCGTATTGAGCCAGACTTTAAGCAGGTCGGCGACATGGAGCTCACGGTTGTTGGTAGGCCTTTTGCCAACGACGGCGTGGAGGAGAGGGGACCTTTCATTTACACCCCCACGTCCGGCAAAGTTGACCTGCGCGTGGAAGCGCGTCTTGTCAGTCTACGCTGGCGCAGTAACGTCGTTAACGGAGACTATGAGGCCGGTAGAACGTTAATTACCGCCGAGTTCGGCGACGAACGGCCTTAAATGATAATTGAATTCTTGCCCGAGTATAGTACGTGGGAAGATTGGAACGGGAATTTGCTTCACTACTTTGGTGAACAGCAGTTCCCGTTTTTGCCTGAAGACCAGTGGCGTGAGGTGGCCTACGCGGTCAACTTTAACCCCGTGTTTGACAGGTACGCAATTCCCGACCCTGAATCGCTTGAGACGTGGCAGGAATGGGCCAATTTGCTGATCACCGCAGTTAACGGCAACGGGGCGTAAGAGCCTCAAATTATGGGTAATTCTCTATAGGAATACCCAAACCAACACGCACAAAAATGGCCGCACCAACAGTAATGAGCGACGAAGAGTTGTACCAACAGACTGGTAGTTGGGACGCGGCCGCCGCATTGCGGGACGAACAAAACAACGCGTTGAACCAGTACAACTGGTCACAACCCGCCGGTGGGTTATCTGCTGTTACTTCAGGACAAAACGCTGTTCTTGAAGACACGGCGACAACCACGTCCGGTCTTGATACGCTTTCTACAGACACAACAACGCCCAGCATGTACACCAAACAGTACGCGGGCAAAGACTACACAGTTGACCCAACGGCAGTAACTGGTTTATACAACCAGATCGTTGGTCAGGGCACCATGGGCAAATGGACAGGCGAGGGTTTTGGTTCAGCAGAGGCTAACGCAAAAGCGATTGCTGAAAACCTTGCCGCCTCTGGTATCACAGACCTGAGTCAAATCACCCAAAAAGAAATTACAACCCCCGCGTCTTCGTACGAAACCGAGCAGGGCACGGTAGACGTGCCTGCAAGCTCACAGACCGTTTTGATTAACAGTGTGACAGGCCAACCCCTTGTCAACGACTACGCTGAACGGGCCACGGGTAACGCGTTCTCTGGCACGTACACTGGAGAGGGCAACACAGCCTACCGTGTTGGCTTTGACGCGCAGGGACAGCCCATTGTGTACACCACCGGCGCGTCTAGTGCAGACGACCTGAGTGACCTGCAAATGCTTTTGTCTGTGGGGTCGTTTATTCCCGGCGTGGCCCCGTTTGCACAGGGTTTAAATGCCGCCATCTCTGCAGGCCAAGGCAACTACACTGGCGCCATTCTTGGCGCTTTAGGTGCTGGCCAGTCTGCTGGTTTAACAGACATTGCCGGCCTTCCAATTAACGACATTAAAAACGTTGTTGGAGGCATTAACGCACTGCAAACAGGCAACGTGGCGGGGCTTGTAAACTCTGCGGCAGGTTATGTTGGCGCTAGTTTGCCCGCGGAAGTTCGCACTGGTTTAACCATAGCCAACGCGGCCAACGCGTTTGCCAACAATGACTTTGCGGGTCTAGCAGACGCCGCGGCCTCGTTGACTGGTAGCAAGGACGCCAAGCTTGCCGCGTCTGCTGTGCGCATGACACAGGCGTTTGATCGTTTTAATCAGACTGGCGACCCCTCTGCGCTTATGAGTGCATCACAGGCTCTCAACAGTGCAATGAACGCGGCCTCAAAAGACAACACGGCATTTAAAGCGTTTAAAGACGTTATTGCCTCCGGTGGCACGCCAGAGGACGCACTGGCCGCGTCTAATCAGGTGACTGGAAACGCGGCTAAGACATCAACCGTGGCGCAAACTGGAATTGATGAATCAAGCTCGGCTCTCGGTTCTGATTTAAAAATTGGTGACCTAACCTCCGGTGACAAAACTTTTGGCACAGACGCAACAAACCAACTGGCCAGTGTTGATACACTAGAATCAAACATGGCAAAGTACGCGGGTGACCCCTCGTACCAAGTTGCTTTTGCACCTCTGGTTGCGGGTGGTGTTGCGGCGGTCCACGGGGTTATTGGTTGGTTGCTTTCTCAGTTTAACCCCACGGCTGGTATGACAGCAGAGAAGCCCGACCCAGCAACGTTGAGGGCAACGGTTCAACTGTTAAAGGACGACGGCGTCACACAGCAAACGCTTAAAAATTCTAACATCAACCTTTCCGACGAAGAATTTGCAATATTAAAAACCAAGGCGGCGGACCCCACAATAGACCAAGAAGTTGCAGAGCTTGTTGTTACAGGCAAACGAGAAAATCAACCGACCACTAAAGGTGTGTCTTCGTCGTCTTCATCCAGTACAAGCGAAAGTCAGGCCGCGTCAGAACAAGCAGAAACAGACGCAAACCTTGCGTCCATTGCACTTGCCTCTTCTAGCAAACCATCAGACACATCTCTTACTGGTGGCGGCGGACAAAAAGGCGCAATACCCGGCGACCAAGGCACAATAGCCAGCGACAAAGGCGCAATTACAGTTGACCAAGGTGTTGATGCAGGTAACCAAAATGTTGTTGTGAAAGATAAAGGCACAGGCACAGGTACAGGCACAGGTACAGGCACAGGCACAGGTACAGGCACAGGTACAGGCACAGGTACAGGTACAGGCACAGGAACCGGCACAGGCACAGGCACTGGAACCGGCACAGGTACAGGCACAGGAACCGGTACAGGAACCGGTACAGGTACAGGCACAGGCACAGG